CCCGCCCGGTAAGGCGGGAGCATTGCCAGGCCGTCGGCTTGGAGCCCCCCCTCGGAATTTATGCCCCCCCGAGGAGTTTGTTATGCATCAATGGTACCCCAATCGGAATGAAATCCGACCGGCAGTACGCAAAATGACGGTTTCCGCATCGCGAACGAATCGCGATGCTGTCTGTAATCGAAAAGTACGCCTAGAAGGCGCAATGGACTGGCCAAAACCGCTCAGCTGACGGAGCGCCATGACAATCTTAGCGTCCTTAAAGGACGGTTCAGATTGCAAGACAGAACTCGTCAACGACTCTATCTCGGCCTTCAACTCAGAGCACCTTACGAAGTAAGGATGATGCTCCAGGAAGTAGGATCGAGCAATGTATCGGTTATCTGCGTTCTCCATCGACACAGGGTATCTTGCTGTAACTGACATACCTCTCGCGAGGGCATCGGTTAAATCGTTAAGGGACGCTAACATCCTTTTACGCAACCGTTCGAGGGCTGCGAGAGCAGCAACCCTCTGGTGTCTTGGCGAAGCACCAGACCAGCCGAATGATAATGTGAACAATCCAGGGGGAAAACGATCGCGTTCGCGATCGCCCCATGGGGTGCACAACCATTCGGTTAGCCTGCGAACCCTAGCGGGTTTTAAGAAATACGGCAGAACTAAGTTGGGGGTCAAACGTTTCACTCTTCCAGACTTAAGGATCCAGAATAGCTGGGCTGCAATTGGTATTACAGAAAAGGGATCGAACGTACACGCGGCTTTCAGCTGCTTAACTGAAAATGGTGACAGTTCAACACCGTTTCGGAAAATACGTTTAGCGAACTCACAAATCGACGGACCGTCGACGTCTGAGTCGAAAGACTTAGAAACAGAAACTTTAAGATCAAGTTCCTCTTCCATAAGCTTCCGGTAAATCCGGGCTACGGCAGGGGAAGAAATGACAATGTCATCGCCTCGAATGACGTAGGAACGGAAGAACCCGCTAAGCCCCGCTCTCCTCGCGGAGAGCTGGACTACAGCGTGGTGGCAAAGAGTAAAGACCGGCCATAGACAATAAATGCCCATGGGCGCCCCGACCTCGAAAGGCCGGATATCCTGTTTTGTTCGACCGAACAAAATCGGTATGGACATCAATTCATACCACGCACAAGCAATCTGAGTACCTAAGAATTCTTCGACAACCTTCTTAAGAAGGAGGCGAGGAAACCTATCGGTAGCGTCGGAAAGGTCGAAAGAGTGAAGTGCTTTCCCTAACCTAGATTCTTCGCGTACCCATCTTATACCACGCTCTTCGTCAAAAGAGCAATCGGTAGGGATGCGTCGCAAGACTTCCATGAAATAATCATGGAAAGGTTTAAGGCAAGCCTGGATAAACCAGTTCACGGGGGTAACCCCGCGTACTTTACCCCCTCCTTCGGAGAGGAAAGTATGTTTAGCCAGAACAGGTTTAGCGCGCTTAGCGCGAAACTCTGTGAAGCAAGCGAACCGGAAGAAGCTCAAAGAATTCAACCACCGCATGAAACGCGGCTTGGAAGAATCGAACATCGACCAAAGGGCCCAAACGGACTCGAGCACCTCAGGATGCTGTAACAACGCATAAGCGTCGTACGGTATCGAGAGGCAACTCGGAAGACCGTGTGGACCTTGAGACCCGATCCAGGTAGACTTAAGGTTTCTTTTGAAGGAAACTTTAAGCCTACGTGACCGAGACTTGATCCGCCTCAGTTCTTCGACTAATCCAATTGGCTCACGCCAAGCGGACTTGTCAAAGACGGAAGAATACGATGGAACTACTTTATGTTCCATCAACCGGTACATCGAGAGGACTGTGAGGGCCAGGCGTTTATGAAAAACGCGTGAACCTCGCAAGATTCTCTCCAGAGCTTGGAACCTGGTGGGAAGACCTCCCATCCGGGTTTTAAAGCGTAAAGGACCCTCCTGAGGAAGTACTTTACATCCAAGTGCTAATCGCTTAGCACGGTTGTAAAGGTCCTTCCCAATTCGAGCAGACTGGTAAGCGCCATGATCTTTTCTCAGACGAGAAAAGAACGAAGCAAAGTCTCGGATGCTACTCAACCAAAAGGAAACCTTTCCAGGTCTCCAATGGATCGAGAGCACTCGAAATAACGGCCTGACAATGAAGACAAAACTAAGTTTTGTGTTCATGGTTCTTTACCTTTGTTGCCCGCCAGAAGAAAGCTTACCAGGCTTCCCTCCTTCCTTCTCACGAAGGGGCGGCGTCTTAGGGGTTACCATCACGGTTAACCGCTACTTGTTCCTAAGGTTTACGGCCTATTACTAGGCAGTTTATCGGATCCGTCGGACCCTACTACAGGGGAAGTCCTCGCGGACAACCCGTGTAGATTTTGGGTAGAGTTGCTTTCCCCAGATGGCTAATACCAACTGAGTGCCCAACTCACTCTTGGTGATTTAAGCTTCCCTGGAGGAGGGAAACACCTCGCTGTTTACCACAGCG